ACCTTTGCATAAGGGGTTAATTTTAATTGTGCCTCTATTTTAGCATCTAACATGTCTCCCATTACTTCTGGGTTAATCATATTTTCCATTTTTGTTACTTCACTTGCCATTTAAATTTACCTCTTTCTTTTTCTTATTTTTTTAATTGGTCATACAATTCTTTGTTTTCGTTGTATAACTTTAATCTGTCTTGGTACCCCATTTTATTGAATACCTCTTTTGTTATTTGTGTTTTTTCAGGCTGTTTGATATCTCCTGAAAATGTTGGTAAAGGTTTGTCATTGTCAAATAAATAATCGTGGCTTTCTTTGATAGAGTTTATTTGATCCTCTAAACCTTCCACGATTTCAAATTTGTCATTGTATTTAACCTTTTCCATATCTAGCATTTTACTTAAAATACCAGTGTCTTTTGCTTTATACTTAGATAAAGCTTTGTCTAAAGCATTTTGCTTTTTGAAAACTTCAATTTCTTTAGAACCTTCTGTTTTTCCTCTTTCATACTCAGCACTCTTAATAGCTTCGACGTCTACTTTTTCAAGTTCAGCTATTTTATTATTCTTTTCTGAAATAGTAGTGTCTTTAACATTTATTTGTTCTGTTAAATCATCTACTCTTGCCTTTAAAGATGTAACATCTTTTCCTGCTTCTGCCATTATTTTTTCAATAGCATCTGTTTCAAGTCCTAAATCCTCTAAAAATTTTCTTTTCATAATGTTTTCCTTTCTCCTACTACGACTTTTTACGTGTTTTCATCACGGTGTAGTTATGCACTTGTTGACGACCTGCATATAGTCGAATTTTTGTATAAAAAATAGACTTTCAAATGAAAGCCTATTATTTATTTTATTTGTAGTTTATCGTCATTGCGGACAGTGAATATTTTATATTTTTCAGCATAAACTATTGATTATTAGCTTAATTTATAGTATAATTAAGTTAATAATATTATTAAAAGAAGTCGATTGAGAACCTCTAGGTTCACAGTTGACTTCTTTCTATTTTCTTTTATATATTTTTAAAAGTTCCTTACCTTTAAGTAAAACAATTCTATCTAGCCACAAAAAGTGCTTTGAACTATAAATATTTTCTATTTGTTTAATAGCTTCTTCTATATTAATTTCTGATTTTGTTATATCTATTATAAAGTTATCTGCTTGTTTCTGTTTTCCTTTTAAGTTTCCTTGTATTACATATTTGCCATTACCTTTTATTTGCTTCAAATCATATCTTTTATTTTTTACTATATAATCTGGAGTCTTTATGCCTTTAGGTTCATTTATTCTTGGTATTATCTTTATATTTCCACCATATAATTCACCTAGCATATTTGCAACTTCTTTTTCTCTTTCTGTTGGTTCTAACAAAATATATTTACCATCTACATTATATTGATTTCCATTTTCATCGATATAATATTGCTGTTCTATTAACTTGAAATTTTGTTTATCTTTCTTTATTATTTCTTCTGTTATGTCTATGTACTGCTTTTCTTCAGTACTGACTGGCTTATAGCCTTTTACATGTTGTCTCGTATAATCTTCTTTTAAGTCATTTTCTTTAGTAAATTTATTTAATCTATCTTGCCACTCCTTTGTTTTTAAACTTGCTTTGTTATAACCATCTTCATCTTGCACTTTCTTTGCTATAACTTGCTTTCTTTTCCATTTACGAACACCATTTTCCAAATATCTTTGCTGTTGTGTTTTTTCGTATTGTTCTTTGTTTTCATCATAAGTAAATCCTAAATCTTCCTTTTTAGTTGAGCTATACCAAACTGTAAATAAGTGTTTACAGTTAATACCCACTATGCCTTGAACGTCTCCATAATTGCAATGCTCCATAAAATCTGGCAGTTTCTTTTCCTCTTCTGTTGCTTTTCCATCATAGTTCCAACAAAAGAATTGTTTTTCTTGCCACCAAGCATGATTTGTATAATCTTCTCCTCCATCTCCTGTTCTAGCTCCAAAGTGATTAGTAACTCTTACAATGTGGTTACCACTCTCTTTCATTACCTCTTCATTTACTTTTCCTGCCAGGCCTCTTGTTGCTACTAGCAAATCTCTTCTAACTGTTCCTACAACATCATAGTTCTTTATTAAGCCATTTTTGTTTTGGTAGGTAAGTATAGATATACCCTTATCGCCTAGCTTGTCTAAACTGTCTAATATTGCCTCCTGATAACTGCAAACACCTGCATTTGTTTTTATATATGTCTCTGTTATTATATCTGTATAAGTTTGCCTTACTTGCTCTTGTATAGTTTTATTTAGATTTAAGAAAGATTTTTCTATTTCATCGTAACTATATTGTATTATGTTTTGTATATTTGTACTATTTATTATTGTTTCTGGATTCAATAAAGCATTTTTTTGTGTTGCTATATTTAATTGGTCAACAGGTATGGAACTTATGCCTATATCTTTCATTGCTTTTAATAATTCTTGCCTTGTTTTTCCTGTATATTCTTCTAATAGCTTTAATGTTTCATTGTTTAGTCCTCCAAGTTCTTTTAGCTTTTCAAAATACCAATAGTCTGAATTTATAAATTCTTCATTCAAATTAAAATGCTTTGCAATCTTTTCTATTAGCTCTAATTCTATTTTAGAATATATACTTAAAATAGGTTTAATTGCTTTCTGTATCTTATCTTCTATCATAAACTATTCCTCTTGTACATCGCTTGGTATTTGTTCTTTGTTTCGTTCTCGCATTTTATTTACATATTCTGTTGCTTCTTCTTCTGAATAGTCCCTTGTTTGTACAAAGTATTCAATATCATCTATTAGTCCAGCATTTTTTTCTACTAATGCTTGTGCCTGTTTCTTTTCGCTATCAACTAATATACTATCATCCCAGTCGAAGCTTACATCAGCACCGACTTTATGTTTTATTCCATATAAACTCATCAAAACATCTATGCTATAAATTAAATCCTCTAATGCTGTTTGCAATGATCCTTGAATGTCTGATACAGTTACATAGTAATCTTGTTTACTTGATTTAATTTCTGTTGCTGTTTTTTCAACGTTCTCTATTTTTGAAATAGTACCAAATGCTAGTCCACATTGACTCTCACATTGTCTCAATAATTCATTTAATCCATTAAATAATGATGTATCTCTTATAGTTGGGCTAAATACATTCCATTTATCTGTTTTATCGTCTATATCAAGTTTTCTGTATAATCTCTCTTTTCCTTTTGGATATATAGAGTTTCCATCTTTATCTTTTTTTAGCATTAATTCATCTACATCAATAGCAAGTTCAGAGCCTTCATATTCCCACAAAGTTCTACTAAATTGTTTGTCTATCTCTTCTAGTGTATCGATTGCATTTGCAAAAATAGCTACACCTACAGGACTTGTATTATCAACTGGATTTGCAATAGGTATTTTGAAATAACCACCCAATAATCTATCAATATCATTTATTTGTATCTCTTCTTGAATATTAGCCCATTCTGGTACTTGTGAAAGTAGGATTTGAGTGCCTAATATACTAGAGTTATGTATTGTAGTTTTATATGCCTTATTTTTAATTGTTAATACTGTGTCATTCAATTCTTGATATTCAAGTCTAGTATAAACATCTTTTCCTTTTGTAATTTGGTCAATAAAAATAGCACCTAGCAATTCGCCAGTGCTATCAAATTTTGTTGGTATAAATTTGTCAGCCTGAATACAACTTATTTTTATCTTTCCATTAGCATAGAATGGTTTGAAAAACATTCCACCTTTTCCTAGAGCATACTCTGTATTAGTTCTTATGTTCTTAATAAACCTTTGATATATCTTATCTATCTGTTTATCATCTACTTGTGATTTAAATTCTATTGTTACAGCCTTTGCGACCTTTTCGCATATTGTCTTTGCAACATGTAATGATTTTACTTCTTCATTAAGCCATGGTGCTTTACCATTATAAATATTAGACCATTTTTCAATGGCTGATAATATCTCATTACGTGTTGATATATCTATATTAAAATCCTTTGCTATATCAGTTGTATTAAACATTTTATTTATTGCTCCTTTAATAAAATTTATTATTCTTTCAAACATTATGTTCCTCCTATGCAACTCTACTATATTGTCTTATATATCTTTCCCAACTGTATTCAAATGCATCTAATGTGTCTATATCAGATGTACCATCATCTAGTCTCTCATCTTTTCCTTGTTCTTTCGGTTTGTCACTATATACTGCATTCTCAAAAGCTAATTCTAACGTTTTACAATCGTGTGTCATAAAATATCTAAAACTAGCCATTAAACTTGTAGTACATCTTACTCTGTCTATTATCTCTTCTTTGATACTGTTTCTAACGATTATGTGCGGATATTTTCTTGACACCATAGTTTTTATTCCATTTATCAGTGTTTGTTCAGCACTATCTGGATACATTGCACTGACTTGTCCATATTTATTTTGTACTCTTTCTATAAATAAATCTAACTCATTATATAATTGTTGAGGTGTCATGCCTGTTGCTTCTATTCTTTCTGACATTAAAGATGTTAATTTTGAGTAATCATTCTTTAAACCACTTGCAACAAATGTATGTGCAGAACCATTGCCACCAAAATCTATTCCTATTTGAATGAAGTCATAATCTGGATTATCAGTATAATATGCTTCTTTATTATTACTATAAACAGTATATATAGAACCTTCCGCGGTTACCCACAATCCTAAAATGTTTCTCTTGTAGAACACTCCTACAAACATTCTCTTATATCTTTCTTTTACTGCTTCTGATAATGTTAGATTATCGTCCATTGTAAAATGTAGATATAGTATATTTTTTTCTTGTATCTTGTCTATATATTCTAATTTAAACCAATGATTTGGACTTTTAGGATTACAATTAAACCAAAATTTAGCACCTTCAATACTTAATCTTGCTATACCTTGTTCAACAAATGATTGTGGCATCAATGCTACTTCGTCAAAGAATATTCCAGCTAAAGTCATACCTTGTATCAAATCTTGACTAGCTTCATCTTTTCCACCAAACAAATAAAAATAGTTAGTTTTTCCATTTTTACTAACTATTAATAAATTTTCACTTCTTTTATGTTCATATCTATATTTTAATGAATGTAATTGTTTTTTTAACGTGTTAATAACATTCCTGTTTAAAGAACCTATTGTTTTACCACATATAGCAAAGTCGCATTCATCATATTTTTCCATAGCCCACATTACAAAACTTGGTGCCATACTAACAGTCTTGCCACTTCTTACGGCTCCATCTGCAATAATTCCATCTTTGTCTTTCATTGGAGAATTATCATTCCACCAAGTAAAAACTTTTAGTTGCTTATTAGACATTGGTTTCCATTTGAAATTAGCTTTACCCTTCTTCATTCCAAATGTCCTCCGTTTTTCCATTTAGCGCTTCTATAAATGAATTGTCTTCATCGTTGCCGTCTTCTTTAGGGTCTAATATATCATTTAGGTCCTTCAAAGCTGATGTAAGCTCTTTTAGTCCTTTTCTATCAATGATATCTATGTATGATTTTATTTCTTCCTCTTCATTTATTGTTTCTTTGCTAGGTTTATTACATTTATAGTCATATTCTACTGTTTTTGTTTTTTTCTTATTTCTTGCTATATGCATATTAAGTTCATTGTTTGCTTGTACTATTTTACTTAATAAATCGTTTGCTACATCTTTTACTTTTATTATTTTATTAGCTTCTTTCTCTGATTCTTTTTCAAGTACCTTTTCTATTACTTTAGTACTTTTTTTGTCCTCTTTTAGTACCTTTTTTTCTTTCCATCCTTTTGTACTCTTTTTAGTACTTCCACTCGATTTTATTCCTTTGTCTTTCAAGAAACTGCTTACTGATTTATAATCACTTAATATATATTCCTTTTCTAACTGCTTCCAGTCATACTTTGCCACCTCACTCACCTACTCTTGTTTGTCTTTGTTCACATACTTTTCACGATTTTGTTAATAATTGTGCCCTCTACTCCATGTATAATTATTTCTTCTTCAATTTTTGAATATTTATTTACTACCTCATTTATAAAATCATTAATACTTGCAACTACTTCGCATACATCTTCATAACTAAATGTTTTATCGTCGTTTTGATTATGTCCGTATTCATATAGCCAAACATGAGTTAATTCATGTTTCAATGTCTTTATTATATTAGCTTGATCTTTTAGTAGCATTATTGTTTGAGTTCTATATATTGTTACTCCTAATGTTCCATCACTTTTCATTTCGTTATTAATTGTGGCTTCATCTACTTCTTCTATTAACCATTCCGTATTATTTATTTTAAATTTCATCTTTATCCTCACATATATTTAAATATTTACATTTGTCGCATTGTCTTTTCTCATCTACAATACACTGTTGTCTCTTCTTGTTCTCATAAAATTTTCTTCTTCTATATTCACTGTCTATGTAGTTTGCTATTATACTACCTCTCATATACAACACTTCCTTTGTATAAAACACTATGTAATGATATAGGATTATACAAGGCGCTACCTCGTATCGTTTGGATTTCTGGTATCAACACAGCCTATAACCTTTAGCTTACGAGCCGAATCTCTTGGAAGTTCTGATATTTCTCTTCCCTGTGTCGGAATTAATATCTCAACCTTTTGCTCCCATTGCTTTTTTATATCATTACATACTATTTTACTTGGCGACAGAGTGAGGTGTCGAGCCCCAAGCATTTTACTGCTCCAACTGTTTTCA